GTCATATAACCACGCTGCTCTTTATTCAGTATCATTAAAACAGTTTGATATACTGTATTTACGTTTATAGCCATTTGTTATTATTATTAAAATAAAGGAGGCGTTAGCCTCCCTTATAGTATTACATGTTAAGAGAACTTTTTCTCTATAGACTGAAAGACTTGAATGCCTTCGTCTGTCTTGAAGAAAGATGCCATAGCTGAGTATGGGTTTTCGTCAAAAGGCACTGTCATTAGTTTTCTGCCATTAGAAGCCCAAGTAAATGTTCTTTGGTCATCAGCTAGTTTAATTATCTTAGCTTCAGTCGCTCTAATTGCAAAATTCCTTAATTGTACGTTATCATCATTAGCTAGTGTAATAAAGAGTTTAGGATTATGCTTAGCAAATAACAATAAATCTCTTTTAAGCTCCTTAGAGCTCATGTCAGACACTTTAGATCCGATCTCAACTCTCATTATAGCTTCAGCCTGATCTACATCAATGTTCTGAGCTAAGTTTAATGCTTCGATTTCTAATTCTAAATCTAAAAGTTCATCTTTAGCTTCTTCCACTACGTCTAATTCAGAGTATATAACTCCTTTTAGTGGGTGATATAACGATAATATTTTTTGAAGAACTTGGTTCTTTTTTGGAACAAACAAGCTTCCTTCTTTAAAAACAATATGCCCTAATGTTGCTTCTCCACCTTGTTCATCTTTGAACGGTGAATTTTGATTAGTTGCATATCTTATTTCACGTTGTGTATTATTACTTTCATCATAGTGCAGTAGAGCATGTCTAGCGTTATGTCTTGATGGAATTTTTAATGTCAACGGTTTGTTACTTCCGGTTAGTAAATAAGTTCTGTCTTTTACTTCCCATGATATATCTTTAATTACTTCTTTTTTAGCCATAATATAATAAAATTTAATAGTTTAATAAAGGTAAGAATTACCCTCGTAGATTCAACGAGGGTAAGTCTACCAATTGTTTATGCTCCTTTGAACAATACAAAGTTGTTAGCAGCTTGTACTACTAAACATCTTTCAGATAAGAAATTCACGTCCATTGCATCTAAACTAGAAGTGAAAGCACCACCAGCAGATCCAGTTAACCAAGACTTCATACGACGATCTTCTGTTTGAGAAGCTCTGTATCGCACGTGTAAGAATGGTCGACGGATGTTAGTTCCTAAAATTTGATCGTAAACTGTAGAAGTTCCAGCTGGTACTAATACTCCTTCAATAGAAGAGATTCCAGTTGTTGCTCCACGAGTTGATGCATCGTTTAGATATTTCCAGTCTGTTTTGTAGAAATCATAAGATCCTCTACGGAAACCGCTAAACCCTAGGTTTAATGCCATTTCTTCAGAGTTTTCAAACAATCCATAAGCAGTACCTCCGTTAGCTCCTGCAGAAAGACCAGCTAGCATATCATCAATCTCTAATGAAGTTGTTCGGTCTAAGAAAAGCATGTTCTCTTCAATTGCTCCTTGAGTATCTAAATTTTTCAAGATATTATCAAAGTCAGTTAAGTTAGCCCCACTAAATGCAGTTTCAACGTTACCTCTAGCTTCTACAGCAGCAAATAAACCTTGCGTACCTTTAAATCCTCCAGCTAAAGCTCCAGATCCTGCAGCAGCAAGTTCTCCTTCAACTACACTCATTTCTAAGTAGTCTTCAAAACGTAAACGAGTTTCAGATTCTGCTTTCAAATACCATAAGTATCCAGAGGTTCCGTCTTCAGTAGCTACTTCAACCCAACCGATTTGAGCCATGTCAGATCCATTGATAGTATAATTACTACGAATAATGATTGGTGAATTGCTAAATTGAGTAAACGTAGGGTCAATACTAACGTTAGTAGTTCCCGTGATTGCTCCAGCAGCTCCGTCCCAGTTAGTTGTTTGAGATCCTTTGTTAAATTCAGAACCGTATACAAATATCTTAATTCCAGTCGCAGCAAGTGCAGCTGTATTAGCAGCGGTATAAGGAGCTACAACTAAAGCGCCAGTTCCTGGATTTGAAGATGTAACTACAGCTTTTAATTCAACACCAGCTGCATCCATAAGAACGATAGTTTGGCCGGGAGAAATAACGTTTACGATACCAGCAGCTACTGGAATTCCAATTCCGTTAGCGTCATCATTGGTACATCCGTCATAAGCAACGTGTAATCTGTTTTGTTCTGACCAAATAACTTGATCTGACGTCATTGGCATTTCAGCTCCAACCATACGTAAGAATCCAGATAATGTTCTGTTTCCATAACGCTCTACTTCTTGTTCGTAGATTTCAGGTAGATATTGCTGAGCAAAGTCAGACGTGTTGTTGTTGAACTGTAAGTAGTTCGATTGTAATAATTGTTGTGACTGCGATGGTACTATCGAGCCAAAATTAGGTGCTATTGCCATAATTTTTAATTTTAATTGTTAAATTTTCTTGTTTTAATTTTTAGTTTTGAAGAGTCTTGCCCGGTAATAGCTTTTACTTTAAATCCATTTACAAATACATTACCATCTTGTGTTTTTCTAGGCTCTGTACTTATGTTTTTAGACTTAGCTAACTGGTTTTTAATAGCATCGGTTTTACCTTGCTCATAAAAGTGTTGTGCTATGGTATCGGCATTTCGCGCTGCGTATAAAGCCTTATGATAACCTTTTGTATCAGCAACCTCTCCTTTATCGTTTAAGAACGTCTTAATGAATGTAGAGATGTCTTTTTGGTTATCAGCAACCTTAACAGGATCTTTAATGCCATATCTAAACTTTTTCTCTCCAACTTTAAAATCAAAACCTTTGAATTCGCTGTTAAGAAGTTCGTCTGTCTGGCTACGGAACCTTTCTTGGTTAACTTTACTGAGCTCTTGCTCTTCGTTGTATCGGTTAAAAAAATCTGTAGCTTTTTGCTGCTCAGGATTAATCCCAGGTCTCAACTTGATCTCTGCGTAATATTTATCCTTAACTGAATCCAAATAGCTTTTAGCTTTTGCAACCTCTTCTTTATATGCAAGTTTTTTCTTTCGAATATCTCTTGCTTCATCTAAATCCTCGTCAAAATTAAAAGAGTCTTCAATTACAAATTGAATTTCTTCTGAATCTAAATGTGGTTTAGCTTGTTTGTAGTATTCTTTTAACAATGCTTCTCCATCTACGTTACTGTAGTCTGCGTTTAATCTAGCATAGTCATCTATAGTTCCACCAGTCTCTTCCATAAAAGAAACTAATTTTTCTAAATTTTCTGGTACGTTTGATGCTTCTGTTTGCGGTAGTACTTTTTCTTGTTCCTGTGAGGTGTCGGGACCTTCAGTGCCTCCAACCATTGTGATCTCTTCAGAGTTATTGTCTTCATCTTCTACTAATTCTAATGGAGACTCTACTTTTTCTTCTTGCAGATCGACCTTAGTAATTTCACCGGACTGCTCCCGTACTTGCTCTTCCACTTTTTGTATATCTCCGGCTTGTTTATCATCAGCCACTGCTTCTGTTTCTCCGATTTGAATGGCATCTTTTTCTGTTTTTTTGCTTAAATCTATCTTAGTGACCTCAGGAACAATGTTTCCTTGACCTTTCATTTTTGGAGTTTTCTTTTTTAATTTAAATTCTCCTTCTTGTTTTACTTCTTTTGTTTCTGACATAATATAATATAATAAAAATTAATAATCCCTATCTTGGGGTAAATTGCTCTAAACCAAATCCATCTAAGTTGTCATTACCTGATGATTCAAAGTTTTTAGGTAGTAGATCGTTTTGTCTTTGATCTATAAGTTCACTCTGTTGAGTGCCTTGCATTTGTAGTCGTTTGTCTTTTCTATCTTCTATTTGAGCTTCTTTTTGAGAAGTTACTTGAGCTTGCATTTCAGCTAGTTTCATTTGATACGAAAACTCTTCGGCCATTAAACCTCTTTTGATTTCAGCCTCTTGCTCCATACGCTGTATCTCAAACTGAGATTTAGCTTGTTCTATTTGAACAGTTGTCTGAGCTAATGCTTGTTGCTTCTGAACTTCAGCCGCTGCTGCTTTTTCAGCAGATTCTGCATTGGCTTGAGCTTGAGCTTGAATATTTTCCATTTGAGCAGCTCTCTCAGCAGCTTCGTTTTCAGACTGTCTAAATTTAAGAAGTGTATTAGCTAACTTAATGTTTTGTATTTCTCTAATATCTATAGCGTCTGCTAGCTTTATTCCTCCAGCTTGTAAAGCGATTTGTATGCTTTTTTCTAATTGAGCCTTATCTTCCTCGTCTGGCTCTAAATCTAGAAATATACCGAACTCATGCATTGATAAAGAATCTATTTCTTGCAGCGTAGCTACGTTAAACGCGTTTACACTGTTTAACAATGAAGCTTTGGTTAATGGAAATTGCAACATATCACTAACTCTTAAACTAACATTCTCACATGATCTTACTGTTAAGTACATTAAAGACTGTAATATATGTCTTGTAGCTGTATTAGAATTAGCTGCTGCTAGTTTTTGAAGTCCCACTAATGCGTTTTTATCAGGTGCGCTTCCGTCTCGAGCTTCGTTTAGTCCTGTTACGTCACGGATCATCTGTAGATAATACTGATACGTTTGTATCATAGCTTGAATCTTAGAAATACCAGAAGAGCTTTGAAGTTCTTGAATAGGTACTTTACCTCGATTCATTTCTCCATCTTGAGTGAGCGATCTACCAACTATAGTACCAGTCTGGAAATACATGTTAAGCGCTTCTGCTGGATTATAATTAGTTCCATTACCTAAATCAACTTCAGCTAAACCGTCAACGTCTACATAAACTCCGTCTGGAACTAATCTAGCTAATACTTGCTGTAGTTTAAGGTGAGTTAATTGAATCATATCAGCAAAACTAGTTGTTCTACTAACTATAGATTCTATACGACCTTGATACATTCTAGGAGCTGAAATAACATAATTCATATTAACTCTAGTGATATCACCATAAGGTCTTGTCATGTTTTCCGACAACTTCCACTCTAGCATAGTATCTCCCATGCCTAGTATTTTAGCTCCTGTATATAAGACCTCTATAGATCTTGAAGCTCTTTCAAAATTATCATTAGGTGGAGGATTGAACGTGTCTTGTTTTTCTAAGGTTTTTTCTAAACCTTGTTCTGTTTGTTTTATTTTAAATACCTGATCTTGATATGTTTTGTATTCAAAAAACAAAACTTGATGTTGATTAACATCGCTATTAACTTGCCAATCGCTTTGAGCATAGTTTTGACGACCAGGATATTTTTGTATTCTTTCTAATTCCTCATTAGTTAGATTTGGAAAAAGCTTTTTAATCTCTGGAAGTGTTAAGCTCTTTATTTCACCAACATAATATATGTCTTCAAAATTAGGATCATCTGTAGCTGAATAAACTAGATTAGCTGGATTAACATAATCTATAGTTATACCTTCTGATAAATTAAAACTAGTTTTAACAGCAGATATACCTAATACAGTTAGATCATAAGCTAAACGTTTTTTAGTCTCATCAAACTTATTAGCATCTAATACGTTATTTATAACCTCTTCCTCTGCTATCTCTATGCTTTGCTTATAATTAAGCTGCATGAAAAGGTCTAACTCATTTTTATCTCTAGGTAAGTTTTCTGGATCAGCTGAAGCGTAAAAGTTTTGACCGGTAGCTTGAGATAATTGATCTATGCTAGCTTTGTTTTTTATATCACGCATAGCATTAGAAGCGAAGTCGGTACGCTGTTTTAAAGCGAAAGGATCTGAAGCAAATGAATTTAATTCATAACCTTTCTCAGTCATACCGTTAACAACTATGTCCACAAACTTAGATAGAACTGGTATTGGTTTCCAATCTAAATTTAAATAAGATAAATCGCCATTATTTGATAATTCATCTTTGTATTTCTGTATTGGCTGCTCGCCTCTAGCATACAACCTAAGTCTATTAAAGTTCTGGAAATTATAGGAAAACCTATTCTGTCCACTGTTGTTTCTAAACCATTCTTGTTCAATAGCGTTTCCAACAGCTAAACCATATTCAAATGATTTCTTTTCTTCTTCAGGTACCACCTGATCTGGAAAGATGCTGTTATTGTTAGTATAGACCATTTATTTATATTATTTTTGAATTTGCGCCTGTATTATTATATTTTCTAAATCCTAAAGACACTTTAGAGATCGTT